ATTTCCTCTACTTTGTCTAACCTCATAAAGTAATGCATTAAATTGGTCTCTAATTTCATACAAGTTGTACTGTCTGTAAATGTTATTTTCAGAGTCGTAAATTGTGTAGATACCGTCATCAATAGATTTAGTCTGATTACCGTAAAGTGCAATTGCAAGAGACGAAATATCGTATTCAACCATATCAATCTCTAATGTAACAGGATTGAAAAATGTATTTGAAATTATAATATTTTGGTCAGGTTGTCCAATAAATGGTGTTGCATTTGGCTTATTTGTTGGTGAAGATGATGGTGACAATGTCAAAAATATTAAATTTGAATTACCGTCAACGTATCTATATCTTATAGATTTTTGTGTTGTATTAATTTCATTTGTAACCACTGGTTCACAGAAAAATGATGATGTAACAACTCTAAAGAAATTTGGTATTTTTGAACCGTCAGCGTTTAAATACTCAATTCTAAAACCAACTAATCCTTGCGGTACAAATTTATTTTGAAATTGTACAGGAACGTTTGTAATATCAATGATAATACCTTTAACGTTAGGTAACGCACTTAACACACCACAATCTGTAATTACAGTTCTAATTTGAGCGGGTCTTAAGTATAACGTGTAAATCCCAAGTGCATTAAATTGTTCTGCGGGTAAGGTTAAGTTATATAAACCACCTAAAACTTCAACACCAGCGTTTCCACCAGTTTCTGTGTTATTAAAGTAAGGTTTTAATAATGTTTGTGCATCAAGCTCTGTAAGGATAAAATTATCCGTAACATCCCTTGATGGTGTGTAGTTCATTATAATTTGTACATCTTCAGGTGATACGTCTGAAGGTCTAATTGTTCCGTATGAGCCGATTGCCATAGTTTCTTTTTATCTTATAAATAGTTTAGTTCTTTTTTTCAACGTTAAAAAATCCATATCCGTAATTAATCATGTCTCCAAGATTATCAACCTCTCCAAGTCTTTGGATTCTTTCGTACGCTGAGTTCTTTCCTCTTTCAATAAAGATGTTTGTTTGTATCTGTGCTTGGTCAATAACTTTAAGTAAAACTTCATCTTTAGTTATTGGTCTTTGTGTTAAATTATTTTCTGTAAACCCTGATGATTGCTCAAAAAATATTGTAGTTCCATCAACATAATCATAAAAATTAACATCATTTATTGTATAGGCGGTAAATAAAGGATTCATGTCTGTCACCACACCCCATATCTGACCATTTTTAATTACAGGTACACCAACGATATATTTTACAGAACCATATAACGCTAAATCAGTTATACTGATACTTCATTAACAGCATCACCTGAAAATATATAATCATAACTTACAGGTGTTCCTGCCCAATTACCTCCAGCAGGAATGAAGAATGCCTCCCCATTTGGATTTGTTGGTGTAACCAAACTATACGGTGTAGTGATAGTTTTAGAAACTCTAGTTATACCCCACGGATTTGTTTGCTCTAATGAAATAGTATAAGTTGTATTTGCAGTTGGGTAAGTATGACTCAACGAATTTGGTGTGTAAGTGGTTATTGTTTGTTTTGGTGACCCGTCACCCCAATCTACTTTATATGCGGACAAATCAAGGAACTTTTGAAACTCACTTGAGGTGTTATAAATGTTATACACATAAGGATTTGAAGTTGTTGAAGAAAATATAAAATTTGCAACAACATCTTTTTGTAATACGGCACCGTCAAATGGACTATAATATCCAACATCAATCGCGGTTTGTCTGATTAATATTGGAACGGTCAATCCTGTCAACAATGAAGTATTATTTGGTCCTGAACTAACTACTTTGGTCATGGCAGAATAAACCCCAACAGTTTGACCTGAGTAGGTATTATTAACATTCTGACCATTAAGATTTACAAGAAATAAATCTCCAAAAATGGTTTCAGGTGATACTATAATTTTATAAAAATCTTCCATTATTTCGGATTAACATATTCGTACCATTTTATGGGTATTGTTGCTCCCGCTCTACCACCCAAGTTACTATAAACTGTTTGTTCTGGGTTCATATTAAAAACTTGATAATTTTGTTTTTCATAATCTAATTCAACCCTATAATAGAAATATTTTGTACTATCAAAAATGAACGTATTTCCTGAAATTGATGATTGTGGCATGTTCATCATTTTAGTAAAATATCCATTTTTTGCGTCATAGAACTTAGCGGTCATGAAGAAAGTTTTTATATTTAAAAAGTTTCTTTTTTTCAACCAATAAATGAAAAACCCTTCTTTATCTCCAACATAATCTAAAATAAAATAAGGTTTTTTAATATTGACGGGGGTTCTTTGCATAATTGCAGGCATTGTTAACCCCTGTTGTGTTGGTATAATAATCGTTATATAATTTGTTTGACGTTTTTCATCTACATTATCATATAAATCCAATTTAAAAAACGAATTTGAAAAATTATTGGTATAATAATATATTTCATCGGTAGTAAAACCTTCAGACATATAATTGTTCCTCCAACTGGTTGTTGCACTTAAAGAACCTCCTGAATAAAAATTAAATTCATATTGAATGTCAGTAACTTCAAAAGCACTATCGGTATAAGGGTCGGTTACCGCAATCGGAGCATGAGCAAATCTTGTTACTTCAAAATCGCCATAACCACCAGTAACTTTTTTTATTATATCCGCCTCATATTCATCAATACTTTGGTCTAAACCTAAATAGTCCCAAGTTAATTCTATTGGTATTACTAATTCTTGATTAATAAATCCGTCTCTTTTTATTTGTATTTTATTCACATCCATCTATCAAAGGTTTAACAGGGTACGGAACTCCAAGTAATCCAGAGTTGTAGTTTATTCCTTCAGGTACTAATCTAAATTGGGTTGCTTTAAATGGATATTGAGAAAAATTTAAAAATGGGTAATTAACACCCCTATCTAAATTATCAATAAATCCATAACTATATAAATCTCTCCATCTAAACTGTTGGTCAGAATTTGAAAAATATGCGTAACTTGGAATACCTTCAATAAATTGTAAATCACCTGTTTCAACATAGTCCGAAAATACTCTAATGGTCATTGGAGTATGTGGCTCATAATAAAACCCAGGTGGGTCTGTAGTAGGGTCTTGAGTTATTTGGAATATATTTTGATTATATCTTATCTTTTGATAATAAGGTGATACAACCCTTTCCAATTGTTCATAATCATTCCACTCACAAAAATCTCCATCTAAGGTATCTCCCGACATTAAATTTTGGTTATAGTAAAATGTTTTTGTAACGCCACTTGTTAAAGTATAACTTGAAGTTAATATCTTAGTGTTTGAGTCTAAATTAGTAGAGTCCCACCAAAAGTTAGCAGTGTTAGTTAAATTAAACTTCCACCCTTGTTTTATCGCAATACCATTTGTTGGTTTATTAAAATATCCTGTATATCCTTTATTAATTATTGTTAAAAATAATTCACTAACAGGTCGTTTTTGATTATCCAACACATTATTTAAATCTATATCACGAGCAACTGTTATGTTATATGAATTACTACTATTTTTTTGTGAAATTCTAGACACTTGATTTGGAGTTATTGAACTATATTCAAATTTTTTATTCTCATTAAATATATTTTTTTCAAATCCATTTTTTGTGATAATACAATCTTCAAGGTTTGTCAAAATTTTATGTTCTCTAACATAATATTTTGATTTTGTTTCCAAAATATTTTCAGGGTCAATTACCCTTTTAAAAGTACCTCTAACTTTATTTGCAAATGTTAAACCTGTATATCCAACATTATAAATATTAAACACGTATTCATCACTATCAAATAAACCATTACCCAAAGAATAGACTTGAAACAAATTTATCCCGTTATAGTTAAAGGATAATTCCACATATTCTCCAACACTCAATCCATGTGGTGATATACATTGAAACGCTATCACGTTATTACCATTTTGAACCGCATTATTAATATAAAATGGTATACCTTCGGATGATAACCAATTTAAACTGGTTCCGTTTAATTCGTATGATAATTTTTTATTGTAATTATTTTGATAAGCATAACTAATATAATATGTCCAATTATAGGTATAAGCACTTTTTGCTTGATATCTAATGTGTTGGTCAGTTACGTCAGGTCGGTAAAAATCAAATTCATAATATTGGGGATATCCTTTCCAAATATTATTAACGGTAGATTGTTCAGGTTCAACATAATATAATCTATTCATAAATGGTAGATATTTAGTTGTTCCAACATAAGTGTTATCGTATAAATAATTAACTTTAAATGTTGGTCTAAATGTTGTACATGCTTGTCTTTCATTATCATATATTTGGGCAAGACTAATACTTTGACTTCTATCATATTCAGTTATTTCTTGACTTTGCTGTTCTAAAGACAATGAAATTTCTTGGTCAACAAATGGAGCTGACTTATATTCTAAACTACTCGGTATTATCGTATACTTATTCATCAATAGAATATTTTGTTTTAAATTTATCTAACGCAGTTTCACCATTTATTAATCCAAAATAAAAATGATATGGAGCACTGACTAAAAAATTATCAGGATATGTTCCAGCGTTATAAGAAAATTGTCCTAAATTATCAACATTAAAAATATAACCTCTTTGATAAATGTCACCTAGTCCTGCAGGAAATGAACCTATGAAATAACTTGGGACGCCAATATTTCTTCTACTTAAAGATTGATATCTATATCCAAAAATACCTGAAGCATTAACATTAGAACTTTGGGTTGTTTTCCAATTATTTCTTTCACTTCCAAATATTGAAGTTGGATTACCTTGATTTAATTGCCATTGGTAAAATGGAACTGTTTGTGATTTAATACCGTATTGATATGTAATTGCATTTGTATTATTTGTAGGTCTAAAATTAATAATGCCAGGGGTTAAAAAATCTTTATTTTGTAAATCCACCGTGGTTGATGAAAAGAACACACCCATTGTTGGGTTATCTAAAGAACCCAAAATAACAACAGGGTCAGTGGTTACCCCATAAACACTATAATATTCAGGTGAAAATGGTATCACACCGTATTCTGAATTTATTGACATACTTTGAGCCAAATCACCGTCAATTCTTAATTGTGGTCTTGTAAATAATTTGTTTAAACTACCATTTAAACCTGATAATAAATTAGACAAAAATCCATTACTTGTTATTCTGGTAATCACAAATAAATTTACTAAGTCAGAAGTGTCAGAATAACTTGTAGGTTGTAAACTTTTCATAATATAACCTTTTGCAGACGCATCAAATATAATTTCTTGATAAAAATCATCTTTAATTCCTAAATTAACAATTGTTGTTGGGAACAATAAATTTCGGTCATTAACAGGAGATATTAAACCTGTTGTTGGACTTCCAATAAACCTATTATTATAATAAGGTGAACTTCTATAATAGAAATTACTTGTATCTTTATCAAAATAAACAAGTTTTTTTGCAAACTCAGGAGGTAGCGGTTTATTATCAGTACCAAAAAAGGTATCAACTTGAATCGGGAATGTATATAAAGAACCATTCACCCAATTATTAGTAAATGTTTGGGCTAAAACTCCTCTACATAAACCATAAAAAAATCTAAACCTATATCCCCATTCAGCAAATGCACCTAAATCTTTACCTAAACTAAATAATGGTTTTGTCATCAAAACATAACACCCATTTTCAACACTATCTGACGCTTGACATCCTGTTTTTACACCAAAATTAACACCATTACCACTATAACAATTAAGTCCAACCATGTTTTCACATGTACTTAATGTTTTTATAACATTTCCTTCGGCAATTTGTCCTCCAATATCCGCAGTAGCTTGTTCAGCACCTGTAGAAAATCCAGGTGATGAATATATACTTAAATCACCTTCAATTGGATATACCGCAAATCCTAAATTTTGTTGTAATAAACTAACACTACCATTTAAATTTCCACCGTTATCAATATAGTCTGACGATGGTAATCTATCAGTTCTCATAACCATTTTAGATGAATCACTAATACTAAGTTGGGTGGTAAACCCTGTCATATATGGATATAATATTGGACTGAAGTATAAATTAAACGGACTATCTGGCTCTAAATAAAATCTAAAGTCATTATTGGGAAAAAATACTGGACCAAAATATTTTTGTGCGAACGGTCCTCTAAACATATACGCAGCACCTGATAAATCTTCAGCCCCATCGTATTTACCACTTACTCCTAAAGTACCTGAGAAAAAAAGATTATTAGTAACAGATTTTACTCCAGTTGAACTAGCTAAAGAAAAAGGTGAAACCCCATAATTAGTTGAAGTACCCCCAAATGTAACAGTACCATTACTGTAATATTGTTTTCCAGCGTTTGTTGTTATTTTATTTGAAGTTGGTGTAAAACTAGAATCTAAAGCTCCATAATATCCAACATTACTTGTTGTATATGACGAAAACTGTAATCCTGGCGTTGTTGACGCGGTTGGAAATAAAGGTGAGCTTGGTATACCTGGACTATAAAACTGTGAAAAAGAATAGATATTGTCTTGATTGTTGTGTTTTTGAACTGAAGTGGTTGACCCTACAGGTAGTTTTTGAATTGGAATATTCATTCTTGTCATACCTGTAATAACCACAGCGTCAGGATTAGTATGACCCATAATTTGACCAATACCATACCTATTTGGTAATTTAGGTGAATATGGGTCAACACCTCTTTGTAAAATTAGAATTTTTTGTTCTGCAAAATCACTAAATGCCGATGTTGGAAAATTAAAATCAAAATTTGATGGGGTATTAACACTATTTGTCGCACCAAACAACCAACCTCCACCGTTGTTACCACCTACTTCTCCAAGATAATACCCTGTATTTGGGGAATTTAGTTCAGCCCAAAAACTAGGTCCTGTACCAAGATTAGGTATAGAATACGACGTTCCACTTGGAGAGGTAGTCGTTGTTATAGTTATTGCAGTTAGTACTTGATAATACTCTATGTCTGATGGGTATATGTATCTTTGACAAGCTTGACCTTTTATTATATTAGTAACATTATAAGTTGCGGTACCACCAATAGACGTTATATCAATACCATTTGAGTTTGATATAACATGTGGTCCTATTGTAGTTGCAGTGGTTGTATATTTAACACCAACACAATCTAAATAAGTTGTTGTACCTGAAGTTTGAATGTCTAAAGTTAAACTTAAAAAACATTGTGAATCTCCGCTTGGTATGCTATAATCTGTAAATGTATCTGATGTTTGGTTAGTTGCCCAATAAACGCGAGCATTAAATGGTTGATTTTTAATAATACCATTAATACCTGTTAAAGTTACCCCACCAATAGTTGTCGAACCTGTCCATAAATAATTTTTATCAGTTGTTTTCCTTGGGTTAACAAAAGATAATAAAGTACCAACTGCTAAATCTTGTGTGGATAAAACAGTTAAAGTATTATCATAGTGAAATTGTGGTGCAGTATATCCACCATTACCAGGATAGTTAAATGTAACTTTTATTTTATTAACGTTATCAAAATATTTTTTTCTTGTATTATATATGTTAATTCTTTCTCCTGGAGGTAATGTAGTACCATAAGCGTAAAATTTAGCATTAGTTGAAAACGTAAATACTTGTGATTGAGTTGACTTAAATTGTTGTGGATTACGAATACTACCTCCACGACCAGCAATTGCTTGAGAATACATAATACCATTTAGTTGTGCGTCGGACTCATTCGCGGTAGGATTAGAAATTAAGAACTGATTCTCAATATATTCTGCATATAACCCAGAATTAGATAACTGAGTTAATAATCCAGCAGATGGAATTGTTTCACTTGTTCCATCTTCTGAACCAGGTGCTGTTGTTTCTGGGTCACATTCACACGCCTGACATTCAGGATATGTTATCATTGGTAATTTAAACCTACCAAATTTAAAAGATATTATCTTTTTAAAATTAAGTGCGATGAAGATTACTCCAGCAGTATACAATAAAGCCTGTGCCGCAAATCCTACAATCATACCTGCAGTTGCTCCAAAAGCTGCGGTTCCTAAAATTGCACCACCAAATAATGACCAATAATTAATTGCCTGAAGGGTCCAATTTATTCCAAAATAAATTACAATTGGGACCGAGAAGTTATTCCAAAGAAATGCAATAAAATGATAATTAATTAATAATGGGACACCAATAAGTTGGATTACTTGAAAAATCAACGCAAATATAAAATATAATAAGTCAAAATTTCTAAACCCTTCGTTAACAGGAAATTTATTTACATTACTATCACATTCTTGACTATCAATCTCTTTAATACCAATAAACCTTCCTCTACCACCATTTTTAAATTCGTCAATTAACCCTGAAACAGTATACACCCTATTATATTGAAACTCATAAAATGTATCTTCACAATCAATAATTTCATTTAATCTCTTTAATTTTTGAGTTGGGTTTGTAAATCCATTAGTATATCCACTCCAAGCTAATCCAAAATAATATGAACTTTTTAATTGATTTGGTGTTGGAGTTGTAACATTTGGGTCAGAATCAGTACTTGTCCATCCATATTCTTTAACATTAGGTACTAAATAATATGGTCTTCTAACTTGTTCAGTTAATGTTGGTGGTTGTTGCCATTTAACTTTAAATCTGTATTTGGCTTTAGTAGGGATACCAACAGTAGGGTCATTAGATAAAACTTTATCACCAAATTCATTTGTGATATAATAATCCAAATTCATTGGTAATTCAGTCAACCAAACACCGTTACCATCAATAATATTTCCAGATTGTTCTAATTCATAAGTTTCTAAACCAGGATTACCGTCAGAATCTTGGAATATTGTTTGTCGTATCGCAATAATTTGACCAGGTCCTGATGTTAATGAACATAGATTACCCATGTCATCCGCTGGTTTTGAATTTTTCTTAACCCTAAAATTATCTGCGGTAGAATATATTGAACCCATGAACGTTGATGTTGGTTGGATGTCAATATTTGCATCATCTCTTAAATCAAAATCAACACGACTGATTGCAATATCACACAATTCTGGGTCACCCCAAAGCGGAGACACTTCTAAATCCTTAACAATATTAACAATCTGTGGTAATGAATTTAAATCAGTTGAGGTTCTAAATCTATTACCTGCAACTTGACCTTCACTAGCAAGACCCATTCTAATTAAATCTTGTGGTGTTAATGAAAATTCTCCGATGTCAGATAAATCAACATCCATTACTATGGTACGTTGACCTTGTGGTACTCCCATTATCATGTAATCACCACTTTCATTGGTTTTTACACTAAACTTGTAATATTTGTCATAGATTTCAATAGCTGTACTACCAGTTAAAACATCTAATCTTGTTGGTAATGTACCTGTGGCTGCGTGAGTTGAGTATGATTGTTCATAAGGAAGTAAATTATATCTATACCCATCTTCGTTTTTATCGTTAGGTGATTTGTAAGGGTATATACTTGATATCAAAGGATTAGATTCATCTATTGATTCTATTGGAATAAAAATAGATACTCTTGCATTTGGAAGTCCAAATCCGTTATTTGCGGTTACTCTACCAACAACTACACCATATTCCGCACAACTTTTTGCATAAACATCTTCTTGTTGAAGTTTTAGTGATAAAATTTCTAAAAATTCAAACTCTTGGTCTAATTGAATATTAATAGTTTTATTAATACCCGTCTGTGTTCTTATTCTATATGATTGACCCATCAGGTTACTTTAATTTATAAATAGTTTATGTGGAATTTTTAAAGAGTCCACACAACTAAATAATAAACTAAATAAAGATAAAATAAACTTGTTATGAAAAAGTTACAGATTGGAAATTTTTAACTGAAACTCTAATGTCCTTATTTGGATATCTAATTTGATAAACTTGTGACGGTTGTGCAAAAATTGTGTCGTCAACAGGTAAAATTAATTTTGTTTCAGGATTGGCATATGTCATAGATGTTTCCGCTGAAGAATATTGCCCACCAACTTCATTGAATACATCAATATTTGCAACGGTTAATACTCCATTCGTATTTTGTATTAAACTTCTAACTTCAGATAGATAAACATTCTGACCTAATTGTCTTGTTTGAGGATTAAAATATGCCGATATTTTATCCACAACACTTGAAATTACTTGTCCTGAGTTCTGAGCAGAATCTAAAACAATAGAAATATCCATACTTAAATCAATTACTTCAGCACTAAAAATAGAAATATAATCATTCATCATTCTATAGTTTGATAAATAATTTGCAATGTTCTGTCTTAAAGTATTTGAAACAACATTAGTTAATTTACCTGAGGTATCGTAAGATAATATTTGAATTAATATCTTATTATCATTTTCGGTAATAGATACTTTTGCAGGTGCCCCGAATTGAGCTGGCATGTTTCTAATTAATGATTCGTAATCTTGAACGGTAACCGCTCTCTTTTGTGCGGCAAAGTTAAAAGATACATAGTTTCTAATTTCTTCTAATGAAGGAATACCAGCTCCACCAACTGCTGCAGTTACGTTAACACATCTTAATGAGTTAACCACTGATGAGTTTGTTGTCTCTGAAGGTCCGTTAACAAAGAATGACACCGTACCTAACGCATTAATAACATTCGTACCTAAGTTTGTTGCCAAACCACCACCAACTCTATACTGAATAAACAAAGTTGAGTTTGGAGTTAATGTCGCACCTAATGAAAGGTTATTTGAGTATCTTTGTAAATCTAATGTTGCACCTAAAGTTGTGAATTGATTTAATTGGTCTTGAGCAGTATTTGTTCCGCCACCAAATGTCATTTTTTTAAATCCTTCAGGAGTATACTCAGTAATAAATCTATCTTGAGTTTGGATATACCTACCAACTTTAATACCAGGTTGGTCAGATACTTTTGTAGGGTCTTCAACAAACACTCTATCTTCCGCCAACGCATCTACTTCATACCATCTATTATCTAAACCTAAGAACTCAGCTGTTGTTGGAGTATTTGTGTAGTTGGTACCATTTTTTAATAACACACTTGTAATACCTAACACATTCTTTTCAGGTAAAAATAATTCAAAGAATGGTTTAACATCATTCGCGGCGATAACTTTTTTGAAAACCTTGGTTATACCATTAACAACAAGTTCTCTTTTTGTTATGGTGTAATTAATTAATACGTTGTTTGCATTAAAGTTTGGAATCTTTAATCTATTTGGAAATCCTTGAGCATTATATGGTGAAGCGAAGTCAATGTCATAAACATTTTCAAATACTATACCAGCACCGACAACTTGGGACCCTCTTGCCAATATTCCAAGATATCTTTCATCTTCTTTATCTCCGAACGCAGGAACCGTAATTGAGAAATCAACTAACGATACTGATGGTCTTTGACCTGGCAATTTTAACCCATATGTTCTTGCTATGTTGTAAATTGAAGACCTTTGTTGTGCGTATTGTAATACGGTTTCTTGGATACTTCTATCTATATTATAGTGTAAATTGTCCGCAACCGCCGCGTTCAAATCAAGGAAGACAGTAAACACTGAAGCGTCATTAAAATCTTGAATTAAATCAGGATAGTAAGTTTTTGCATAATTTAAGAGTTCAGTTCTTATTGACTGATAATCTCTACTAGCATATGATATTCTGTTATTTGCCATCTTATTTAAATATTAATAATTACAAAATCACTCTGACCAAATGTTGAACCATTGGTTGAGTAGTCAATTCTTATTTTTGCGGTATACTCTGATGTTCCTTTACCAGGGAACCTATATATTGATGATTCACTAGTACCAACTGAGTTTTGCCCTGTAGCAATGTCCAATTCTTCTTGTGGGTCTGCTGGTGTAATACTTAAACTGTTAACCAATAGGTTTGGCATAAAGTTTTCAATAGCATCCCTAATGTCAGATTCAATCGCATTAAATGTTAATCCGTCAAATGGTTCAAATAAAAATTCATATAATCTAGTTCCAAATTCTGGTAAAAAATATCTTGAACCTTTTCTTGTCAACAACAAATGAATTAAGTCAGCCTTAATTTCCTGTGATTGAAGTTCTGTTAATTCTAAATAATCCCCTCGTCTAGAATCTCTAAAGGGAAAATTTAAACCATATGTTACACCATTTGCCATACCTATAAATATAATACTATCTATTTTTCTTTAAATAGCTTAAAAATGAAAAATCCCGATACAATCGGGATTTTAAAATTATGAACTACATCCAAAACATTCAAAAGGACTATCCTCAGGTTTGTTTGTTAATTTTGTTATTTCAACTTTTGGTATTTCAACTTTAGCTCTTGGTTG